GCTTCTACCATTTGGCGTCATGGTTGCAATCGCAGTCTTGTCCCGGTGATACCTACTTCGTGTATCGCCCAAGCTAGGACTGTTCTTGCTAACCAAGTCCGCGGAAGCATAGATGTCAGTGTTATGATTGGCGAAGCACGCGAGACCGTAATGGGTCTGGCCTCTGTTTTCGCTGCACTGCTCGATGCTTTCCGTGCCTTTCGGCGCGGGAAGTGGAACGCTTTCGTAAGTCAGAGTATTGCCACCGTTCGTAAGAACGGCAAAGGCAAAACGGCTGCTCAGGCATACTTAGCCTGGATCTACGGTATCCGCCCCATTATCTCTGATGCACAACGCATCATGGAACACTGGGATGAATTCGTAGACAAACCTGTCGGAAAACCTCTATTCGTAGAGGTCCAAGATTCCGACTTTCGCTTACCCGAAAAGTCTGGCTTCGCCTACGAAGGCAAAGTCAGTCGGGGGGTTAGCACCGGCGCGTATGCGAAGGTGATTAACCCAGATGCGATGAAGTTTGGGCAGCTGGGGTTTTCTTCGCCCCTTTCTCTGGCCTGGGAATTGACGACGTTGTCGTTCGTCGTTGATTGGTTCTTCCACATTGGCAACTTCTTGTCAACGTGGGAAGGCACTTTCGGAGTCGCAATCGTCGACTACTGGGAGACCCGGTGGGTAAACAACCAGTTTGAACAAATCGAGGATCGTTATGCGCGCATTTACGCGAGCAAATACACCGAGGTTATCAAACCCTACGACAAAATGAGGGTTACCGTAAGGGTAAAAGCGATGGACCGCATTGGTTCACCGATCCCTCTACCAGCCCCCCCCTACTTCTCTTGGGGGGGATTGGACAACTCGTTGTCACGTGCCACTTCCTTGTTTGCGCTGTTCTTGGCGAATTCGAGGAAGATTACTTAAACATAGTGCCTGGCAAGGCCTATGTCGCGGTAACTCGTGACTTTTCTGAAATGGCAATCATGCCTTCATACTCCGATTGGAGAATTACAAATGGCACAAGCTGCC